GCACGGCTGACGAGCGTGCGCATGATGACGGGAATCGTGCCGGACAGGGTGAGGTAATCGTTGTTCCTGTCCGGTTCGATGATCTTCGAGGCGAGCACTCCATGCCAGTCGCGGCCATGCCATGTGACGGTGGACAGGCCTCCGTCCACGTCGACATCCGTGTCGTCGATGATGCCGCCGTACTCGGTGCCGTCGATCATGATGCGGCTCCCCGCCTTGAGCGCGGCGTCTTCGACCTGCAGGTCGAAGTCGTTCTCCCCGCTGCCGAACGCGAGGTCGAGCGTGTATGAGGCGTGGCTCGCCACGGGTTTGCCTGTGGCGTCGGTGACGATCAGGTCCATGGCGGTTCGCTCCTTTCCTCGCAGACCGTCAAGTCGAATTGGAATCCTCCCGGCCAGCTGATCGGCTGTGTTCCGGGCGCGAGCGGTTGAAACACGTACCGGCCGGAATCCTTGCCCGACCCTCGCACGGCCTGCGCGAAGCAGTTGGTGGCGAGCCCGGTGCCGCTGACCATGGTGACGGTCCTGACATCGCCGGTGCCGTCGATTTCCAGACGTGAGCCGGATGGTACGGTCACGTCGACCTCGTATCGGTTGGTTCCGATGATGACGTACGGGTTTGTGCACGGTCCGAATATCGTGAGTTTGACCGGCTGCGGGATGGATGTGTCGTTGACGATCTCCGCGCCCAATGCCATGCCGGCGAAATCATGCGGATAATCATGCGGATAGTCCAGGTCGGAGGTTCCGGAATCGTATCGCGGCGTGAAATGCGTCATGGTCGAACGACGCCACACGCCATCGGCCAGTACGATGGTCAACTGCGTCTCGACCATCGTGGGCGTGATGGACTGCGGCTCGCTTTTCGTGATCCACGCTCCGGCTTTCCACTCGCCGTCGGCCACGAGCGTGCCCGGGTTCCCGGATGCCATGTCGGCGTCCGCGAGGCGGCGCAGTAGGTCGAGCGTCTCCGGAGAATCGTGGATCTTCACGGGGATGGTCGTCTCACGTGTCTTGCGTGTGATGCCCGTGATGCCGCGCGAGGCGAGGCTGTAATCCCAGATGCGGGCGCGCAGTCCAGTGAGCGTCCCGCCGTAGAGCGGCCCTTCGAAACCGATCGACTCGCCTGTCGCGCCGCTCACGTAGCTCAGGGTTCTCATGCCACGCTCCTTACGAGTCTTGCGAAGTCACGCTGGGTGAACGGCCGGTCGTCGGCCGTCGCCGTTTCGACGGCTTCGATCAGCGTGTCCATCCTGCCGATGACGGTTTCCAAGAGTCTGTCGGAATCCGATGGCGTGGCCGTGGTGACGTTCAATCGTCCGGTCTTCGACCAGTCCGTGCCGTCGAGGCTCATCGAGGAGACGAGCGAGTCCATGGACCGGTCGACCACGGCGGCCGAATCGTCGATGCCCAGGGCCATGCCCCGGCCGATCATCACGCCGACCTCGTCACGCATGAGGCGTGATGGTGAGTGGATGCCGAGTTTGCTTTTGACAGCGGAGATGGCATCGTTGACGCCGGAGAGCAGGCTCGACGCGATGCTGCCGATCTTGCTCTGGATGCCGCTGACGATGCCGTTGACGATATTCGCTCCGATGCTGAGCATGCGGCCCGGCAGTGATGACAGGGTGCTGACGATGTTCTGCACGAACTGGTTGCCGGCCTGCAACGCCTTGGACCCCATCTGGGACGCCCAGCTGGCAACGCTGGAAATAGTCGCGGACAGCCATGAGCCGATTCGTCCCGGCAATTCGGAGAGGAACGTACCCACGCTCGTGAGGAACCGGCTGCCCGCCTGGATGGCCTGCGACGCCATGTTGGAAACCCACGCCGAGGCTGAGGCTACGGCTCCCGCGAGCCAGCTAGCCACATTGCCGGGCAGCTGGGTGAGGAACGTGCCGACGTTCTGCAGGAACTGCGTACCCATCTGTAGAGCTTGCATGGCCGTGGACGACGCCCATGCGCCGATGCTCGCGGCTGTCGAGGCGAGCCATGCGGCCACGTTCCCTGGGAGTTGGGCGAGGAACGTGCCGACGTTCTGCACGAATTGCATGCCCATCTGGAGGGCCTGCGCGCCGAACGCGACCGCGTACAGCGCGATTGACGTGACGGTGTAGCCGAGCCAGTAGGCGATTGTCTCTGGCAGGTTCATGATCGCGTTGGCGAGGTTTGTGAGGAACTGTTGTCCGGCCTGCAATGCGGACTGGCCAAGGCTCACGGCCCATGATGCGACGGCTGACGCTGTTCCGGCGAGCCAGCTGGCGATGTTGCCGGGCAGTTGTTGGAACCATTGTCCGACACCTTGGATGGCCGACGGGAGCGTCGAGGTGAAGAACGTGACGATGGTCTGGCCGATAGAGGTGACCTTGCCGACGGTCGCCTGCCACGCGGACGAGAGGAACGACGTGAACGACGCCCACATTTGACGTCCGGTATTGGTCTGGGTGAAGAACCATGCCAGTGCGGCGACGACCGCACCGATGGCTACGACGAGCATTCCGATAGGATTCGCGTCCAAAGCAGCGCTGAACGCCAATTGCACGGCAGTAGCGGCCTTGGTCACCGCACTCCACGCCGATTGAGCGGTCTTGACGATGTTGAACGAGCCAGCGAGTTGCTTCAGACCGCCCGCCACACTTCCCGCGTCGGAGATCTTGCCAATCAAATCGAACGCGGCCGTAGCGGTCTTCTCCACACCGGAGGCAGTCGCGGAAATGGCCTTCAGTCCACCGGAAACTGTCTTCAGCCCGGCCGAGACGATATCCCAGCCTTTGACCGCGAGCAATGCAATGGTGATGGCTTTCAACGCGCCGGATACCAGTGCGCCGTTCTGCTGCGCCCACTGTCCGACCGACTGCAGCCAGCCTCCCACCGTCATGAGCACGCCGGTCAAAGTGTTCAACAGTCCGGCGAAGCTCTGCGCCGCGGAACTGGCGGTGCGCGCGCTGTCGTTGAAGCCGAAGGCCTGCGAGACCGCGGCCGCCAATCCGGAGACCAGCGAGCCCAATCCGGAGATGACGCCGGTCAGGCTTTCAAGGAACGGCTGCAACGCGCCCGTCTCGATGAACGTGTTGACGAACGTCTTCGCCCATCCCGCCGCGTTCGACAACGCCTGCGCGACCGAAGCGACCACTCCCGCGAGCGCGCCGGCGGTTGTGGAGAACATTGTGGCGGCTTCGCCGCCATTGTTGAGTCCGCCTATGAGTGATGTGATTGCGTTCCAGAGGCCAGTGAGTTGGCTTTTGAGGCTGGCCGTCGCCGAGGCGAGCATCTGGAAGCCGGGGATGTTGGAGATCGTGTCGCCAAGGTTTTTGAGTTTCGCCTGTGTGGCGGGTATCGCGTTCTCGAGACCTTGTTGGAGTGCCGCTCCGACTTTTTGCAGGGTTGGTGTGACGGCTGCGGTGAATGTGTCGATGAGTGGGATGGCTTGGTTGAACAGGCCGCGTAAGCCGTCGAGGACTGGTGTGGCGGCTGTTTCTCCGAGTCGGCTCAACGCGGCTTTCACGTTGGCCAGGGCGCCGGTGAATGTGGTGCCTGCGGATAGTGCGGCGCCGCCTAGGCCTTCCTGCATGGCGTCGGCGAAGGTTTGGAAGTCGATTTTGCCGTCCGAGACCATGTCGGACACTTCGGCGCTGGTCTTGTTCAGGTGCTTGCCGAGCATTTGGAGGACTGGGATGCCGCTCGACATGAGCTGGAGCATGTCGTCGCCCTGGAGTTTGCCTCGGGCGGCGACGGAACCGAAGATCGTGCCGATGTCGGTGAGGCTTCTGCCGCTGATCTGCGCGGTGTCGGCCACGGTCTTGAGGACCTTGGTGAGCTGGTCGCCTTCCTTGATGCCGGAGGCGGACAGGCTGGCCGCGACGGTCGCGGCGTCACCCAATCCGAACGCGGTGCCCTTGACGGATGCGAGCGCGTCGTTCATGATTTCGGTGACGCTCGCGCTGTCGTGGCCGAGGCCTTTGAGTTTGGCTTGCGCGTTCTCGATGTTGAGGGCGCGGGTGAAGCCGCCTTTGGCGGCCAATGCGGTGATGCCGCCGGCGAGGGTGGCGATCGCGCCTGTGCCGACCTTGCCGATTTTGCCGAATGCTCCGCCGATCTTCGAGATGAGGGTGCTGGAGCTTTTCTTGGAGGCTTTGTTGACGGCGTCGCCGATGTCGCCTTCGATGCTTTTGCCGAATCCTTTGCCGGATGGTTCGACGTGGACGTATGCGACGCCTATGTCCTGTGCTGCCATCGTGTTTCCTTATTCGTAGGTTGGGATTCCGATGGCGGTCGGAGTCAGAGGTCGTCGTTGATGTGGAAGTAGGCTTTGAGCCGTTCCCTGTCCTCGCGTTGACGGCGGGTGAGGTTGTGCGTCGGGGTTGGCGGGCGGAGCGGGTCGTGCTCGTGGTCGAACCATGGGCGTTTGCGTTGTCCGGACAGCGTCCAGACCGCCTGTTCGGCTCCGTCGGGCGCGTAGACGGCGTTCTGCAACGCCATCCACGAGTGGCTCGTATGGTCTTTGAGGATTTCGCGGGTCAACGCCCAGGCGAGTCCCCAATCGACTCGTGGACGTTGGCCTTCAACCCATTCCCGGAAGCGTACGGGCCTGTAGATCTGCCCGTACGCTCGGATCCAGTCGTAGGCTAGTGCCGCGCGATTGTTGTTCCAGAGGTGGGCGAGGTAAACGCTTTTGGGTCCAGTCCGGATTCCTCGCCCCACGCCTTGATGGTCGCGGTGAGGTAGGCCATCGGACGTTTGGTCTTGCGCAGCACGTTCCAGAAGTTCGGCTGCATCGTCTGGAAGTAGGCGAGGAACGTGCTCACGCAGGCCATGGTTTCCTCGTCGGACAATGCGGGCTTGCTTTTGATCAGGAGGATGGCCTGGACGAGTTCGATGGGCAGTTCCGCGTTGTTGAGGTTCGGCAGGTCGAGTTTGACGCCGGCGACCTCGAGGTGCACGTCGGATTTGAGCTCTTCCGCTTCGGTCAGGTCTACGTCCACGACATGGTATTCTTTGTCGCTCATGTTGGCTCCGTTCTAATGGTTGGCGGTTGAATGGGTGTCCCGTGCGGCCGACCGCCATCGGCCGCACGGGAAGAATCAATGGGTCACTTGGCGTCTTCAGTGACGAGGCCCCATGCGTGGAACTGTTCGCCGTTGGTGCCCTTGAGCATCTTGAACGTCATGCTGAAGTTCATGATCTCGCTGGATTTCAGGCTCACGTCGTCACGGTCGCTCACCTTCGCGTTGGTGCCGTACAGGAGGAACGGACGGTCCTGCTGGTCGAGCGCGACCAGCACGAGGATCCACTCCTTCTTCAATCCGGCGCCCTTGATGCTGATGCCGCCGTCCGAATCGACGTCCACGTCGAAGTAGGCCGACACCACATCCTTGCGGCCCTCCATGGCGGCGAGCTGCAGGGTCCAGTAGCCCGGATCCGTGTCGGACAGCACGATGTCGCCGTTGTGGGCCTTGTAGTCGGTGCTGTCGCCCGGTTCCGGATGCAGTACGGCGCCGTCCTCCGTGGAGTAGCCGATCGGCTTCTTGCTTGCCGGCGGGGTCCAGGCCACTCCGGTCGGAGCCACGAACGTGCTGTCGCCCTTGGGGAACAGGAACAGCGCGTAGTTCTTGATCAGGCGCACGTTGCCTGCGGTGTTGCCGCTGGACACGTACCCGTAGTCGGTCGCGCCCTGCGCGGCGCCGGTGGTTTTTTCGTTGTTGTCAGACATTCGTCTGCACCTTTCCGTTCTTCGCGTGTGGCGGCACGTTGTCTTTGGTTGTGTTTCAGTTGACGGTGACCTCGAGCAGGAGCACTCCGTACGCGCACACCAGCCTCTTGTCCTCGTCAGTCATGCGTACCGGCCCGGATTCGAGTGACGCGTCGATGAGCGGCGCGACGGTTCCAAGCCCGATGATCTCCCTCGCGATGTCGGCCCACAGGCGTGCGGCCTTGTCCCAGTCGCCCGTATGGTCCTCTCTCATGCAGCGCACGCTCAGCCGCAGCCGCACGTACTGCGAGATTGGGGTGCTCATGCCTTGCATGGAGTCGGCCAGCGTGGCTTCGGTGAAGGGAGGTTCGAGGTCGCTTCGTTCGATGGTGTCGAACGTCACGTCCGGGAACAGTGTCCTCAGTTTGGGCAGGAGCAGGGGTTCCGTGCGCCGGGGAGTGACCGGGATGCTCATACGCGCATCCTTCCGAGCGTGTCCTCCAACGTGCCGTGCGCCTTCTCCACCGGTGCCGGGCAGATGATCGCCACGCCGCTGCGGTTCTTGCCGTCATGGTCGCGGACCATGCAACGGTCATCCTCTACGGCGGCCTCGGCCGCGTCCCTCATGCGCGAGCGCAATGTCTCGTTTTTGAGGACCTGTTGGCTGAACGCCTTGCGGTTGAATACGAATCTGCATCGTTTGGCCATGCTTATCCTTCCCGTTCGCCCACGGTGATGACGTCGCCGATGTGGCGTCCGTGGAGGTTGTCCCACACCTGCGGCTTGCCCTTGACGGGCAGCAGCCGGCCCCTGACTTTGATCAGGTCGGTGGCCTGGATGCCGGTCGGTTGGTTTCCGCGGATGTGGATCGTGTATTCGGTGGTCTGCGGGCTGGCGTTCTCCTCGGTCTGGTCGGTGGTAGAGGTTGGCGCGACCATCGCCTGGAACGTGCCGACGCGGACGGGTTTGCCCTGGATGGGGTTGCCGTCCGTGTCGGTGGTGGACTGGCCGCGCCACATTTCGATGGTTTCCACTAGGACGTCTCCCCCGTTGCCATGTCGACGCTGAACGCGCGCTGAGCGTTGATGCCAAGGATGCGTTTCTCGTCGTCGCGCAGCCAGAGATCGCCGGTGGGCGCTCCGAAACTGTATTGTTCGCTGAAGCTGCCGGTGGTCTGGTTCATCTGCGTGATGCCGCCGGGAATGTCGTACGGGTCGGCCTGCATGATTCTGCGGACGATGTCGCAGGTGATCTTCGTCAGCAGGCGTGGCCGTTCTTCGAGGAGCCGCCGCCAGATGGGCGAGCGTTCCTTGATGTAGTCGGTCACGTCCGCGAGATGCGTGTCGGCTTTCTGACGTTCCTCGTCGGTGAGCTTGTGCCACCTCCGTTCGAGATCGTCGGAGGTGGCGAACATGTCCGGTTCGTCCGTCATGGTCACTTCTTGTCCGGCAGCTTGATCACCCCGGAGGCCGCGAGGCCGGTGATAGTGTCATCGAACTGTTTCGCCAAAGTATTGAAAGCCGTGACGAGTTTGTCGAATTCATCCTTGGTCGGAGCGGCTGCGGCGGCCTTGACGATGTTGCCGTCAACGTTGCCAATCGTCTGTTCGGGCGCGAACTGCTTGATGCCGCCGAGGGTGTCCTTGCCGGCCTCCGGCAGTTCGTAGGCACCGGAACCGGCGGAGAAGGCGGTGCCGTCAGTGTTGACAAGCCGCACCTGCGCGTCCAACGGGCCGACAGTGTGCTTTTCCTCGCCTGCAGGGTTGATCACAAGCGTCTGGATGGGGAAACTCATCGTTCACCTCACTTGGTCTTGAGCACGGCGAACGCGTTCGGGTCGATGACGGCGAACGCGTACATCGCTTCGGTACGGTATGCGATCTGGTTGTGGGCCTTCAGGTCCACGCCGGTCTGGTCCGGGTCGCCGTAGGCGATAATCTCGCTGGTCAGGTCGCGGACCATGCCCCATTTGATGAGGCTGAAGTCTCCCATGAACGCGAGCACCTTCGTCGGGGTCGAGGCCAGTCGTCCGTTGACGGTGCCAGAGGTCGCGGCGGTGATGCCGTCCAGGCTGCCGGCCTGCAGGTTCAGCGGAATCTCCGGATAAAAGCGCATGCCGGTGGAGGGGACGCGCAGCTTGCGCAGACGGGACGCCCAAGTCTTGGACAATGCCACGCCGTTGATGTCGTAGGAGTCGTTCAGCGCATCGGCCAGGGCGTCCACGTTGCTGATTTCGTCATCGCCGGCGATCACCTGCACGGCGGACGTGCTCAACGGGTTGAATCCGGAAAGCGCGGTGCCGGTCTTCGGGTTAATCGCATGGTAGATCACGTAGTCGAGCGCACGGCCCAAAGCGGCTGCCTGATCCGCCTGGATGCTGCGGATGATCTGCAGCTGGTTGTCCTCGTCGGCCCACTGGAGTTCGCTCGTGACGCGGGTGGTAGTCTGCACCTTGAAGCGCTTCGCCACGACGGAATCCACGGTCTGCTCGTAACTGTTCTTGACCGCGCCTTCGGCCACGACCTCGGCTTCGCTCTTGCCGTTGAACACGAGGTAGTCGGCGTCGGAGAAGATCTGCGGCGTGCTGGGGCTCAGGGACGCGATGGTGCTGGTGTCCTTGGCCTTGTTCACGATTTCGGTGGCCACGCTCACGGGGAGCTTGATCTGGTCTGTTTTCATCGCCATGATGGCTTGTCCTTTCAGTCGTTATCTGCCGAGGAGCTGATGGATGTACGAGAGCTCTTCGGCGTCCTTGTTGTTGTTCTGGTGCGAAGGAGAGCCTGTCTGGTTCTTCACCCTCGGCGGCTTGGATGCTGGATGCAATGCCGCTCGCAGGAGGTCCGCATGCGCTTCGAGTTCCTCTTTGCTGCCGCCGCGGAGCAGTTCGGCCGGAACGTCCTTGTCTTTGGCGACTTCGGACACCCATTCGGCGTGCTGTTTCTCGGCCGCGGCGTCGTCGATCTGCTTGCGCAATGCGGCGTTCGATTCCTTAAGCTTGTCGATTTCGCTCTTTCCGGCGTTCTCCATCTCGTCGAGTTTCATGGCTTTTGATTTGAGCTCGTCGTAGTCCTTGTACTTGCCGCGCTCCTTCGCCAACCTTTTCTCGACGATCTGGTCGACCTGTTCCTGGGTGAACGATTTCGGCTCGCCGCCGTCGCCACTATCGCCGGAACCGCCCTCGTCCCCGCCGCCGTCGATGAGACGGATACGGGCCGGGAATCGGAATCTGTTGAACATGCTGTGCTCCTTCTTGCTGTTTCCCGTGGATTCGAGTTCGACCGCGCCACGGTGCGCTGTATGGTCCTCCCACGCGATACGGCGCATGGTCGCCGCCAACCGGACCGGCTGGTCGAGTGGTGGATGCAGGATTCGCACCTGCGTGGCTGTGAAGCACCCGATTTACAGTCGGGTCCGTTCGTCTACTCCGGCAATCCACCAAAAATGGCATAAGAAAAGCCACCCATGTGGGTGGCTTGGAATGATTTCAGACCTGTGGGATGGGCACTTTCCTGGCACCGGTCATGTAATGCCAGAATTCATCCGTTCCAGGAGTAAGGCTATGCAAAACGCCTGATGTTTTATCGACCGCGATGCTTGGCGTTCCAGGTACCGGATGTTCACTGGTCGAAGCGGCGAAATCAAGGCCGATGATCCATGCGTCGGAATTTTCCGCAGCGCCTATCGCCCTCATGCCGGGATATTCGGCAAGGACGAGGCCGATGGCATCCGTCAATATCATCTCTGGCCCTCCTTGCAGTATTTCAACACCAGTTCAGTAGGTTCCGCATCGTCTACCCTCATTATACGTGTCATGCCATGGTTGACCATTTCGAAATACCTTGACACGTTCATCGACCCGGTTTGCGGGTCCATGAAATGTATCCCGTCTTTCAGGTTCTCCGCGACGAAGACATGCCTCGTTCCATCAAGCCACTCCACTTCGACGAACGCGCGGCTGCCTTTGCCCCATTCATCCAAAAGCGCCGAAGCGCCATCAAGACCTGAATCGGAGCCACAAGACCGCCAATCGCCTTTAAAGGAGCTTCCCCACCGGTTAGTGTCCGTGTCCAAGGCCGGAAGTCCTGTCCTGGGATTCATCGGCCTCGGCATCGCGGTGACTGCGTATCCTCGCCTGCGCATTTCGTAAGCGACGACGCAACGCTGGCAGTTGTTCCTGTATTCCGGACCCTCATCGAACATCGGATTCGTCCCCACGACCGCATCCCTCAGGTTTCCGCTTCCAAGGAAGGTCCTGAACGGATGCTTCGCGTCGAACTTCGGCGGACGGCCCGGAGTCTTCTTCAATGCTTCGGGGACCACGGAATCCGTGCACACGCCGGGAGAGCTCCTGTACGCTTTGAGAATGTCTCCATCGTATTCGCGGTCGGCGAGCGCTTTCATTCGCTCGTATTCGGCTTTGTATGCGGTTTCGTCGTATCCGGCGAGCACCTGTTTGCCCCAGTTCGGCATGGGTTGGCAATGGCAGTCGGCGTGGTAGATGTTGCCTTTGCCACCTGCCGCTTCCTCGCTGGTGTATGCGTAGCCGCGTGAGGCGAGCATGGCGCAGAACGCGCATGTTTTGGGACCTTTTGGTACTCTCGCCCATTTTGGTTTCGTGGGGTCGAGTCGTATGTTCCGTCGTTCGGTCAATCGGGCGCCGGTGCGGATCATGTCGGTGATGAACTGTTGCGCGTCGTCGATGTTCGAGAATGATGGCCACAGGTCGTCGATGGTCGCGCCGGATCGTGCCTGGCCTGCCATGACCTGCGAGTAGGTCAATCCGTTGTAGTCGGTGTTGGCGAAGCCGCCTTGGACCTGCCAAAGTACCCGTTCCGGTTCCAGGTCAGATCCAGGGTCGAAGTCTGGCATGGCCACGCCAGCGTATTCGGCCCATGCGGTGCGTACCGTCGCATAATAGTCGTCGGCGAGGCGGTTGGCCGCGGCCGTGTATTCACGCACCGTTTCGCGCGCGTTCAACGGGTCGCGTTCCAGTACGGTCTCGATTTCATCGGCGGCCGCGTCGGTCAGGTTCGTGAGGTTGTCCTGGTAGTCCTTCCATGCTTGGTCAAGCACCTGTTCCAATGCTTTGCGGCGTTCCGGAGGCAGATTCAGATTGTTCAGATTCATCTGACGCCTCCTGCTGCTGGCTGTTTTGCGCCGCGCGGATCTTGAGCTGGTCCACGACGTTCTGCGCGCGTGCCTTGCGCTGGTCGGCGCGTAGACGCGTGATTTCCTCACGGCTCAGGCCGAGGCGTTCGAGTCCGACGTCGGAGTCGGCGTAGCCGGTGACCTTGTCGGCGATCTTCGTGAACGCGTCGGCGCGCGCCGCATCGGAGACCTCCCTTGTCGGTGCCCATACCGGGTGCACGTCGCGTATGGAGTCCGGTATCGTGTTCGCGCCTTCGCGCAACGCCACGGCGATGCCCATGGCCCGTTTGAGTTCCCGTCCGAAGGCCACGTTCTGCTTGTCTGCGATGCGTGTCAGACGTCGTTCGGCGGACGCCATGGCCTCGGCACTGGTCGGGTTGTCCAATGTGATGCCCAGGTAGTCGACCGGCACCCGGGTCTGCGAGGCGACGAGCATGGCCATCGTCTTGAGCATGTCCGAATGGGGTGTCATGGACGCCTGCTGCACCTGCTGCAATTGGGGAAGGTTGCCGTCCTCGTCGGCACTGATCGCGTTGATCGCCTGGATGAGGCTCTTCCACGTGTTGCTACTGAACGCGTCCCTGTTCGCTCCGATGAACCAGAGTTTGGGGACGGAATAGAATTCGGCAGACGCCTCCATGCGGACCACGGTACGGAATCCAGCATCGACAAGGCTCATGAGCGAACGGCTGATGCGGCTGTGGCCGAACGGCCGGTCCATCTGCCTGTCATAGGCGAGCGAGACGACCGTCGGCTGATCGAAGTTCGTTTCGCTTTTCTCCGCACGCCATGGCATCAGGTGGCCGGAGCATTCGTAGACCTTGCCTGGAAGCCACACGTTGAACGCGCATATCCGCCCGTCCTTATCGTCCTCGGTGATGGTCAACGCGGCGGCCAGACGATGGTCGCGCCGGTCCCAGATGCCCGCGGACCAGTCGGCGGAACGCGGAATCATACTGATTCGTTCCGGATCCTCCGGGTCTGCGGCGATGGTCAGGAAACTGCATGAATGCTTGTATGCGGATACGATCAGTTCGGACGTGGCCACGTCCAATTGGTTGTCCTCGAACAGGTCGCCAACACCCATCGTGTCGTCACCGGAAATGCTGAACCCTTCCAGGTCGCTCAAATCGCTCAATGAGCGGACGGCCAGTTCCGGCCATCCAATCATCGCCTCGACCTTGTTTTTGATCTGGTCCGGGATGGAGATTCCGAAGTCCTTGAACCGTTCCTTGCAGTCGTAGTAGGCTCCGCGGATCAGGTTGCGTGGATATTTCTCTCGCCATACGCGCAACAGTTCGTGGATGATGGGCATGTCCTCGTCGTCGACGCCGAGGATGGCGCCGATGTTGCCGCTCGCGGTATCGAGGTAGCTGCTGCCGGTGAATTTCGGTGCCGTGCTTACCGTAGTGCCGTCGGCCATGTAGAACACCATCAGACCATCACCTCCTGTCGTCTTCCCGGATGTCGTTTCGTCGTGCACGCCCCGTACAGGGCGAGCGTGGTGGACACGAGCGGGGTTATGTCAATGTCACTGCCGAGTTTGTTCCAGGCGATCGCGCCGGACTGTCCCAATGGGCGCGTGGTCGCGCCCTTTACGGCTGCGGCCAGCTGCGGCTGGTATTCGTCCCGCGGATGCTTGAGCGTTCCGGCTTTGAGCATGTCGAGGAACCGGCCACATGCGCGGCCCATCTCCTGCATGTTCGTGACCATGACCTTCACATGTGCTTTCTTCAGTTCCGGCAGCAGGCTCATAGCGGGCGACTGGGCGTCGATGACCACGCTGGCGGTCTTCGGCCAGCGTTCAGCGAGCCAGTCCACGGCCCACATGGTTCCCGCCTGCCGCGCGTCCTTGATGTTCGCCATCTGGACGATGGCCGAACCGTCCGCGTATCGTAGCGCCGCTCCGATGGTCAGCACGCTCCTGTCCGGAGGCATGTCGATGCCGAAGCTCACCGTGCCGCCCTCGGGCACGTCGTCGACGGCCGCGGCCTGCCACAGGTCGGGACTGATGGCGTATGCGGTGGCGGTCTCGTCCCATATGCCAAGCGCCTCACGACGGAATGAATCGTCCGACAGGTTGTTGCGCATGCGCATGATTGCCTGTTCGCTTGTACGTTTCGGATAGCTGGGATTCGCTTTAGCCCACTGTTCGCGGTCGTCCGGATCCGCGTCCTTGTCGGCGGCGAGCTCCACGTAGAGGAGGTTTCCGTCATGGTTCAGCGCGTGCATGCGTTTCTCCGTGAACGCATCGCACTGGTCTCCCGGCTTGGGTGGATTGCCCATATACACGACCAGGGGGTTAGGACTCGTGTTCAAAACCGGAATCATGTTGTCCATCGCGCGCACTGTGAGGATCTGCGCTTCGTCGAACACGGCCACGTCCACGCTGTGCAATCCTCGGCCGAAACCGTTTTCGCGGGCGCCGAACATGATGCGGCTGCCGGACGTGAACGTGATCTCCTGTTGGCCGTTTGCTCTGCGAATGCGTTCCACGTACCGGCCGAGCACTGGATTGTGCTCCATCTCGCACATGTCCGCGAATGTCTCGTCGCTGGTGCGCGTATGGTGGGCGGTCCAGATGGCTTTCAGGTTCGGTGTGAGTATCGCCTTGAGGAACAACGCGGTGCCGACGGTGAAGGTTTTGCCGATCTGCCTGCAGCTGGACAGCACGGCGCCGTCCGCGCCACACGCATACTTGCCTTCCGCGTTCTTGGCGAACAGAAGCCACAAGAAGCCCTGCTGCCACAAGTCGAAACGGATGCCGGCCTTGCGCGCGGCTTTGTTGATTCGCGTGAACTCGCTGCCGACGATGCCTTCCGGCTGGCGGAGGACCTTGGCGATTTCAGACAATCGACGCTCCGACATCGTCCGTCACCTCGTCTTCCTCATCGTCCAACAGGTCGGTCAGACCTCCGCCCTGGAGTGATTCGATGCGTTCGCATACGTCGATGAGCTGGCGGCTGATCGCAGGCAGTGCGTTTGCCGGTGTGGACGTGTCATCCATGGCCTTCTGCAGTCGGTCACGGTTGGCGCGCAGCATGTCCAGCATGCTGCCGTCCATCATCCTCTCGAAGCTCCGCTGGTCGAGATCCCTTTCCGGCTTCTGTTTCGTTTCCACGGCTTTGACGGGCGGCTTACCGTTCCGGTCCTGTGCGGGCCGATTCTTTTTCCGACGCCGATAGTCTTTCTGCCTGCATTTCGCGGAGCAATATTTCTGTTGGCTGCCCTTACCACTTGGCCTAAATTGCTTACCGCATACTTCGCAAATCATTGCGTTTCCTTCATTCCAAAACCAGTGAGGAACCCGAGTTCTTCGCGCAATCTTGTTGCAGCAGCTTCCGCCCGTGCAAGCGTCTTGAATGGACCTCTCTTGTATGCCTTCCTATTCTTGATAACCTCAACTTGCCATGCTTTTCGATCGTTACGCCAGTAGACACCACGGATTCCGGATTTGCTGTTCTTATTACAGAAAACACGATATTCGGAATTCTCCTGAACCGTTACTGTTCTCAAATGGTCTGGATTAACGCATGAACGGTTGTGACAGATATGATCAATCACCATCCCATCTGGGATAAACATGTTATGAGTCAATGCATATGCGAAGCGATGTGCCGGAACGGACGTCTTTGCCAGACGGAATGTGCCATATCCCTTTGGGTGATGAGCACCGTTCCATTCCCAACATTTACTAGGGTCAGTGCTTCTGAAGTATTTATTAAATCGTTCTATGTCAGATGCTGACGCTTTGAAAAAGGCCATATTCCGCCTTTCATTCAACGTATGCGTAACACAATTCGTTACGCTTAAATTTCAAGAGAAATATCGGCACTGCACCCGAGGCGACCGGGAGGGGGTGTACCCGGGGTCCCCGCCCTGGTATCGGAGTCAGATGCCGAACGTTTTGAACGGCATCGAGCTTGCTTTCACTTCCTGTCTGCCAGCCAGCAGCGCTCGTGCGTGTTCGTCTGTCTTGTCGCTCTTCATCCTGTTGCATCTGCGGTGCGTGAGCCTGCAGTTCGCGAAGCTGTATGGATCACCGCCGCGTGAGACTGGTATGAGCTCGTCGACTTCGGCGCTCATCGGATGTGGTGTCTTCAATGTCTTGTCGACCGGCTGGGCGCAGATGGCGCACACGTCGTATGCGGCCAGGACTCTTGCCCTGAGCTGTCTGCGCCGCCAGCCGTTGCTGACACGCTCGTTGCGCCGCTTGCTCATGTGGTCTCCCCGCATGTATGAGCCCCGGGGTGCCGTGGATTTGCCGACGACTATCTTCGCCGTTGGCTTGCTGGAATGCCGGTATAGGGGCTCCCGTATATGGACACTCCCGTGTCTTGTAGGGGCTCCCCATCATCTGCGAATACCCCTCCCGGATTGTCAATACCCCTACCCCGGATTTGTTTCATGGGTGCCTTCGGCGGGATTCGAACCCGCGTCCACACGCGGCCACAAGGAAGAGAATCCAATAAAGACTCGCGGCCGGTACGATCTACCACTGATTCCTACGAAGGCATACCGGCAGGCGGATTTGAGCATCACCGCATCACGGAAGCACGGGATTGGCTTGCCTGCCACATTGAGGTATGCCCACTCTGACGGGAGTGGGCGGAGCGTGTCCGATATGCCGTTCGGACAGGACGGGATATAACCCAAGGAGTTAGGAGAATCCATCGGTGGATATGAAAAGGGTTCAAACCGTTTTCCGGTTTGAACCCTTTAATCCACTGACAATTCTGCCTTGCACTTTGAAAAATGTCAAATCACGTCATGCCGGGCGAGGCGCGCGTGTACGTCGGACAGGCGGTACAGCGGCTGTCCCTTCTCGTTTCTGCCGGCCGGTTGGATCCTGCCGCGCTTGCGCCACGAGTAGATCGTGTTCACGCTGCACTGGAACCCGCATTCGCGCAGCAGCTCCGCGCACTCCCCCGCCGTGAACGCCCTGCCGGATTCGATGCACTCCTTCAGGAACCCCAATCGCACGTCGACCACGCGATGAGTGTTGCCGCACACCGGACAGTCAACATTTACCGCGCCGACCTCCGCACTCAGCTCCACGCCGCACAGAGGATTCAGGCACCTGCCGATACCATGCTTGGATGGCGGCACATCGATGATGCCCAGCGTCTTGCGCGCCAACCGCTCCCAGTCATGCCAAATCAGACCAATGTCCGGCAATCGTGAAAGACGATTGCAATCCGCGCAGATACTCAGGCATTTCAACACGGACGGATGAATCCTGCTATCGGCCCATGGCATGGCCGGCGGAGCATACAACCGCCGCCAAAGAGCGACAGCCAGATCATCGATCTCCTGCAGATGGTCAATCACAGACAACCTGACCGGCGTCGGAGCCGAAGCCAAATTGGTACGGCCGGGCTGATGGCCACCGTAATGTGCGGTGCTGTCCAGAAACTCGCGCAGGACCTGGATCCATGACGGATAGTCGCGGAGCCATCCCCTCATTACGGCATCGCACTTGTCACACAGCGTATTGCGCAGATTGCACTCCCCGCCGCACACTTGGCACATGCCGGCGAGCGCTGGCTTGTGTTGGTTGGTTTGTGCTGGTTGTGTCTGGTTTGGTGTTGGTTGGGATTCGTTGGTTGGTTCGTTCATTTGTTCGATTCCCTCCGGCGTGGTAGTCTTCTGGTGGTGTCAGGAGCCCGGCCGGAAGGTCGGGTTTCTTGTTATTCGCGGGTGTGTTGGATGATCGCTTTGATTTCCTCTTTGGGGACTTGTGGCATCAGTGGCGCGATCTCATCGAGGCTGTATCCGGCCTGATGCCATTTGATGATCATGTCCATGAGGGTTTTCTTCACTTTCATTTCGTTTCCCTTCGTATTTGCTGGATGATCGTCTCGTATGGTTTGCGGTGGAAGATGCGTATCCACCATTCGGGGCGGCGGCCCCATATGGTTTTGACTTCGGTGAGGGGAAACCATGATACGTACCATTTTTGGCAATTTCCGCAGTACAGCACCTCGCCTTCCTCCTTCGGTCTGGGATGCTCATGGTCGAACGCTGGCGGCCTTGGCACCAAATAACTTCGATTGCTCATTTTGTGTCCTTGAGTGTGATGCGTTTCATTCCTTCGCCGCCTTCATTTCTTGGACTTCACCGTCGAAAAAATCGATGATGAGATTGCAGATGGCGACCGCCGACGTTTTGAGCTGGGCTTTTTCCTCTTCGTTTTCGGCTTTGATGTCGAAAACGCCATCCTTACTGTTGAAATTGATTCTCATTTCGTGTCCTTCGTGGTTGGACGGACGGTGAATGCGACGAGTCCGGTCTCGGCATTGAACACCTTGGCCGGCTCGCCAGTCCTCAAGGACATGGCCTGCGCGTAGTCGCCAGCATCGTCGATGTTCTCGAACGTTCTGACCCCTTCCCGGGTGACGACGTTGTAGCTCATCGCTCCGGCTCCTTGTCCGCGACGCTCACACGGTCCCAGTCGCAGGACAGGCCGCCCTGGTTGTAGTCCGAGTAGACGACGCAGTCCACTTTCCTCGTGTCGGTCAGGGTGATGACGCATTCGCTGAATTCGTCGTCCATGTCGGAGCATTGCGAGTCGATGGACCTGACCGCATGCGCTGGCGTCGAAGGCTCCGACGCGCTCCCGCATCCGGCGAGCGCCATGCATATGACGGTGATGGCGAGTGTGATGCGTGTTGTTTTTCTCATTTCGTTTCCTCCTGGTGTTTGCGCCATCCGCCGTTGGCGTATCGGTTCCATCCGCGGATCGCGGTTTTGATGCTGTCGTCCGGGGTAGTGATCCAGACGGCGTTCGGACATCCACGGCATTTGGCGATCCAGATGCAGTGCATCTTGGCTCCGATGATGCTGGCGTAGGGTTCGATGCCGGGTTTCCTCGTGCCGCAGTATGGGCATGGACTGGTCCTATGCCATTTCCTGGCATGCGATGTGGTGTGTTTCATGGTTTGCCTTCCGTGATGACGACGGCGCGGATGCCGTCCGAGGTTTTGTTCGTGTGGTGGCGTAGGTCGCAGTCGATGACGTGCAGTCCTATGCCCCGGTATTTCAGGACCGCGTGGACCGGACTCAACCGGATCAGATCCAATGGGCCGTCCAACGTGACATCCATGCCGGTGAGCGCGATGCATCGGCGTCCGATCAGGTCGGCGGGATTCCGGTACCGCCACGCCATATGCGTCTGGACCGTCATGGCCGGCCTCCGATCCAAGCGACCAGGACGGCCGCGCACAGGAGCATCATGGCGGCCACGGTCATCACCATGCTCCCTTCAGAAGCTTGCGGTACCACTTGTAGTCGTTGATGTCACGACGGATGCAATCACGCACCCTGTGCGAACCGGCATGCCCCTTGTACGGATCCTCGGGACAGTCGATGAACCTCAAATACCGGCGGAGCGTGGTCAGGTCGAACTTGCGGTAGGACAGCCACCTGTCCGGGGCCAGGTCGAGACGTTTCAGGAAGTCGATGTCGAAGTCCACGTTCGTTCCAGCCGGAACCAGCATGAAGCGTTGCGACAGGGAGTCGAGATACTCCTCCACGGCGTTCGCCACAGCATCCACGCAGTCGTCGTGCGCGGAGCCGTTCAACAGCTCGAACAGCAATCCATTGTCCGTGTGCATCGAGAACGCGACCGGGCCCATGTCCAACAGGTTGAGATAGTCCGGTCTGATGATGCGATGCAGGGATCCATACGAATGTTCGCCCAGCACGTCGGTGCATTCCATGCCGACCTCCAACGGCAGACTGTCATTCCTGTCCGTACCGGTCGTTTCGAAGTCGAGCCAGAGCAGCGCCTCCGGCTTCCCATTCCGGTCTTCGTCCTGTTTCCTCATGATTCTTCCTTCCAATTGCTTTGCCATTCGATGATTTCGATTTGCGTGAGCCGTTGCGCCGTGCCGTCATCCAACAGCCACCACCAGTCGCCGTTCCAGTCGCGGATCGGCGCGTTGAGCGGATCACGCCAGCTCGGGATGATGTAGCCGAACCGTTCCGCCTCGGCCGGATGCGCGTGCGCCCAACCATGGCAGCCGGTCGTGCCGGACCCGCACAGTTCGACGATGTTGCACGGCAGGTCACGCACAGCGGGATCGGCTCGACGGCGCAGCTGCCGGTGGTGGCCGCTCCTGCCCGGCCAGACGCTCGGGTCGTACAGGTTGCGTCCGCAGCGAAGGCAATGCCAGCCCTGACGTACGAGCGCGATGCGTTTCGATTCCTGGAATTGCCGGTCGCTCATCGTCGCTCCCTTCCGATTTGTTCGAGCAGGTTGATGCAGGTCGAGCAGTCGCGTTTGATATCGCGGATACGGTCAAGGTCCATATCGGCGAGCGCCGGACCTTTGAGCGCGTCGAGTTCCAATCGGTCGGCGGCTTGGATGGCCGAGGTGAGGACGCCGGCCATGTGTGCGATGGTCATGGCGTTCATGCCGCCTCCTGTTCGAACAGTTGTTCGGCTAATACGTCGCCGGGCACGTTCGCGAGCTGACGGCGCAGCATGTCCGGGTCCACGCCCCGGTTGAGCAGGTCGGCGACCTTGCATGCGAGCTCCATGTACGTGTCCGTGCCTTCGCAGGCTATCGGGCCGAGCACGCGTTTGACCTCTTCGCTGGCCCACGTATACCGTCGGCGAGCGTTGGAATCCTTTGGCGTGGCGAATCCGCGTTCCTTGCCTTTGACGAGCCAGTTGCGGTATTTCGCGTTCCAGTCGGCCGAGCGGGCTCCCGAGTCGAGGGCCCTGTCGCGGAATTTGTCGGCTTCGATGTCGCAGTCGATGCCGAGCCTGTCGGCGAGCGCCTGGTGTTCTTCGGTGGGTTTCCAGTCGGCTGGTATTGGGATTTGTTTTCTCGCGCGCGCGTTACTCTCTCTAGGTTCTATATACGGTTCTTCCTTATATAGGTTCTGTGCGCAGTCATGTTGCGCCCCTGATTGCGCCCCTAGCGACGTTTTTTTGCGCCCCTGATTGCGCCCCTCCAACTTGTTTAGGGGCGCAGTGGTCTGCGCCTCTTGCGGCGGTTGTTCCAGAGGCGTAGTTTTTGCGCCTCTAAAATCCTTCATCGCGAGGTCCCAGACGATCGGACGGTATTTGCCGAGATGCTCGGTGATCCGCTGGTCTCCCCTTCGAATCAGTCCGGCCTTCTCCAGATCGTGCAGGCCGTTCTGGATGGTGCGCCGGCTGTATCCGGTCAGTGCCACGATGCGCTTCTGGCTCGGGAACGCTCCCCTGCCCTGTGTGTCAGCATGGTCGGCAAGCAGGAGCAGGATGCGCAACAAAGCTCCTTTGACCATTTCGGCGGGCACGTCGTACATGGCCCACTCCAATGCCTTCATACTCATGATTCCTGCTCCTTTTCGACCATCGCGCCCTTGAGTGCCTCGCGTTCCTCCGCACTGGGCTGGTATCCGAGGTGTTCCAATGCGCCGTACCAGACGCACATCTCATCAACGCCGCGCATGGTGCGCCACGCACGCCAATCGGCGTTGTCCTCCTGGCGTGCGGCCAGCACGTCGAGGATCCGCAGCGGCCTGTCCCTCAACACCATGCGGATCTGGTCGAGGTTCTCCTTGCATTCCAACGACCAGTGGTCGCCGTCATGCTCAGTGATCGGCAGATTCCATCCAAAACCGATGAGCGCCTCCACGACACCCTCGCCATGGAGGCGCTGGCCCACGAACATCGAATGCCAGCCGACCGTCTCAGCGAGCGCGAGTTCGCAGATTCCCGCCACTGTCTGTTCGCGGGTGAGCGTGTGGAGGTTGGTTTTCAGCCATGCGAAACGCGTGTCCCTCGCAATCGCCTCGAAGTCCCTAGCCTTGCGGTCGAATTCCTTCCCCCGTGCCATGATGGCCTGACGTTCGGCTTTCGCGCTCTCAGCCCATTCGAGCTGGTCGAGTGGAATCGGCTCGTACAGGCAGTAGTCGCCGTGGTTCTTGAAGACGCAGAATTCCGGCCACCCATCCTCGCCCGTGAACTGCTTCCAGAACGGATCCCGAGTGGAGGAAATGATGTTATGCCGCCTGTAGCCGCGCGGTTCGAACGTCCAATAGTTCTTCCCGTCGGGGAAGGATTCGACCTTGACGCCGGCCTTGGCGAGCGCCTTGTCGGCCTCACCGCACCATTTCGTCTTGTCGCGTTCGCTGACGAGCCTTCGGTATGTCCATTCGAAGTCGGTGGACCGTGCGAGCTCGCGTTGCATGTCGGGGTCGGATTCGAATTCGGCGAGCTTGTCCAACTGGTCGAGCGTCAGTTGGCTGAAATCGGCGGACATGTCGCGCGTCTCCTGCGGGATGCGGGCGATCCTCAACCGTCTGCGAACGAACCGGTCGCTGCGTCCCGTCTTCTCGGCCATCTCCTTGACCCGCACACCCAGGTCGAGAAGCCCTTGGTAGCCGTCAGCCTCCTCCACGGGAGTCAGGTCGGAGCGTTGCGTGTTCTCCACGAGCATGATCTCGCGTTCGCGGCGCGCGTCCATCTCCTCGACAATCGCGGGCACGGTCGAGAGTCCCGCCTGTCTGGCCGCGGCGAGCCTGCGGTGGCCGATCACGACACGGTACTGTTTGTGTCCGCCGATGTCCGTCTCGCCGGTCGGCGTGACCAGCAAAGGCTGTTTGATGCCCTGGCTTCGGATGCTCGACGCCAGTTCTTCCACGTCGCCGACCTGCTTGCGTGGATTATGCGGGTTGGCATGCAGGTCGTCCACTTGCAGATTCTCTATGGTGATACTCATGATTCGTCCTTAGAAAACCGGTTCGGATTCCGGCTTGCCGAAATCACCGAACGATGCCGATTTGTCCTGTGGCTGACCCCACGGGTCGGACGGCGGAAGCGAGGTGCCGGCAGCGGTGGCCCCGCCCGTATAGCCCGCCGGAGCGGAGGACGGATTGCCATACGCTCCAGCCGTGCCACGCTGCGCCTTGGCCACCTGCGCGGTCGCA